TCCCTATTCGTACGAATAGGCCGTTTTTACGTGTTTTCTCACGGTCCGAAGATTCTAGTGCAAAAGTCATATAGCTTTTGCAACCAGGAATCCGGTATTGCCACCAAGATAATTGGTGCGCCAAGCAGCAGTTTCTTACTTGGTTTTCTCATCTTTCCTCCTAAAGGAAAGCTTCGTCGACGCTAGGGATGTCGCGCGTTTCATCGTTCTTATCCCCTTTGTCGTCGTCTTTGCTCTCCTTCTTGATGTCACCCATCTCGGGCACTTCATTTTCGTTAATGGCGGCAACACATTCTTCAATGGTTGCGACCACCGGGATGTTGGGAGCAATTTCGCGGACTGCAAACGGTGCCATTTTCGACTGGTCACCACCTTCAACATCGGAGAATACTTGCTTATCGTATTCTACACCAGACAGAAGACGGGCTGTGACGACTTTTTCGCCACGGAAGTCGAGTTTAACTGTACCGATCGCGTCCACGATGGAGAAGCCTTGCTTTTCCCAATCATCGCGGTGCTGGTAGGCTAAGTAGTCGAGTACTACCATTACACCCTCCTGTAGTTTACTGTCACCGTGTTAACGGTATCGAGTTCCAGACGAACACCATCGACGACGATAGCACGCGGCAGCTGATTTGCGACAGCCGACGCGGCGCCAGTCCTAGCGCGCGGACTAATAGACAGTCCCGCGTTGGTGAATAACCATTCGGTCGTCCCATATTCGCGAGCCACTGGCAGCTGATCTCGCATTTCCCACTTACCGAGCAAGCGGAACGTGGTCTCCACGTCCCTTTGTGCAAACTTACCCTGCAGGTGGGGCCACATCTGCTGCAATGTAGCTGCCCATTCGCGCGTGCAAGCGACGTAGTTCTGCATGAACGACGTGTCGATCGACAAGCTTAGCAGAGCCAAGATGCAGCATTCGGGGAACCTGTCACGCGGAATCTCTGTGTGACTTCCCTGAAGGGCGCCTCTAATGTCGAACGCCATGTAACACCCATCCACATGCTGATCTTTCAGCTCATGGATATCAACGTGTTTTGCTTCGATCTCATTAGAGGTCAGGTCCCACGCAAGCTGATACACCGCGATCGGAGGCATACAGCCCCTCGAAAGGGGCGTATTAAGAGGACGGAGCGCACGAGCAAGCGTATGCGTGCCGGATAGAGCGCTCACATGCCTGACCTGCGAACTCACGTTGCTCGTTTCCAGAAACTCGATGGGGTCTTCATACGGCGAGATGCTCCGCATCACGCTTCCTTCGACGTCCACAAACTGAGCAAGCAGCGGCGATCCAAGAAGTATCGCACGTGCTAGCACTGTCCACGGGTTCATGTTTACTGTTGCTGCACCGGCGCCAGAAGACGTCTGTTGCACGGCAAACCACGAGAACAAACTCGAAGTCCAGCTCTCACGACTGATCTGATGCGCGAGATTATCGAGCGCATCATGGATTTGAACGTATCGATTCTGCGATACACTCATAATCCACGTCAATCCATACAGGGCCTGGTGCGGCGTGCATCCTGCATCGATTTGATGCCAAAAGGCGTCGCCACGATGACTAGGTTCAATAAACTGCACAACGGACAGTCCATTCAGGATGTTGTACATGAAGCACATAAGAGTGCAGCAGTAGTCACTGCTGACCTCCTGTCCACGTGCGTCCACGAACATCGGCTTGCCGTTCTGATCGAATGTGTCACGTGTGCCGAACAACAGGTTAGTGATCATAAGCGCCTGGTTGATGACGTTATAACCAAACGTGTTGTAAGCCTGTCCAAAAGGAGAGGCGTTCGGAGAGGGCGGGCGCTGGTCAACTGTACGACGCCACACCACGTCAAGGTCTGTAGCCGTCATGACGACATTAAGCCCGCAACCCACTTGCGAGCCGTTCTGCTCCGGCAACAAGTTCGTGGAATTCAAGCTCGTCCTGTCAGCAAGATTGCCTGCTGCTCCAGTATAAAGCTGAGAAATCCAAGAACCAAGATTACCATGAGCAAGCATTACAGACCAGAAAGTATAGTCCCTTCTGATCTGGTGCATGAATGTTGTAATCTTCTTAATCATTAATCTACCATCGTGTAAAGGTGATGCTGACTGAGCGCGCTCTGAAGGACGCTCGTGTAGAGATTGGCCAACGGCTGCGACACCAGGCCGATCACACCCGTGGTGACAGCAAAGGTATTCGCGGCGTTAATCAGGCGGATTTCGCGAGTTTCAACCTCTTCGCGAGGAATGAAGGAGCTCGTCTGTTGAATCAACGAAGGCGTCAGCGCGCCGAAATACTGCTTGGACATCGCCAGCGCTGCGCGGAGCCACATTCCGAGGAACGGACCATAGTCGCCCGCGTGGTTCACAATCTGAGACCAGTGCGGGACGATGAAGTTGACCTCATCGATCAGGTACTGGTTCTGGATCATGGTCAAATCCGTCGCGGTCAGCAGACCCAACGCGCGCTGGAGCGTCAGACGCTTAGCGTGCACATTCCCTTCGTAGTCCAAGATAGACGCGTTGAAGCTGGGCAAAACCGTTAGTGCGGTATTCTGCTGCGGAAGCGTTGTCACTTCATCGCTCTTCAGGTCGTAGAACGGAACCTGATGCTTGATGATGTCACGGTCTTCAAGAATCTGCGGCAGCGTGGCGGCCACAACTCGTGCCGCGCCCACAACGCGCTGGACGCCACCCCTGACGAG